GGGACCAAAGACCTTTCGCGTTCACAACTGGAAGATAACGATGACTGATCAAGTCGAAACCGCCGTAACTGATGAAGAAGTAGAAGCTCAGCTTCCACGTCCTGTTGGGTATCGGTTGCTTGTGGCACTGCCGCAAATTGAAGAAACCATCGGAGAGATGGGCATTATCAAAGCCAAACAGACAATGCGTGAAGAGCGCATCATGTCTACAGTGGGGCTGGTTCTGGATATGGGCGAACAAGCCTATTCCGACAAGGAACGGTTCCCAAATGGCCCATGGTGCAAAGTTGGTGACTACGTTGTGTTTGCGTCGTACACGGGAACCCGTGTCAGCGTAAATGGCGTGGAATACCGAATCATGAACGACGACTCGATTGAAGCAGTCGTCTCTGATCCACGCGGCGTTTCTCGCGCCGCATAAGGAAAACATATGGCACTACAACAAGTAGAGTTCTCGTTTCCTGACCCCAATAAAGCTGCGGATAGCACCGACTTTGTGGAAAAGGAAGACGGCAGTTTTGGGTTAAAAATCGCTGGACGCCCTTCTTTGGAAGAGGAAAAAGCGGAAAAGCCCAAGAAGAAAGAAGCCGAGTTTGACATCGAGGTGGTCGATGACCGCCCCGAGGAAGATCAAGGGAAAAAGCGTTCCAAGGCTCCCATGGAGCTTTCCGATGAGGAGATGGACGAATATTCCGAAAAGGTGCGCAAGCGCTTGCAACACTTTAGCAAGGGTTACCACGACCAACGACGCGCCGCAGAGGCTGCTGCCAAGGAACGTGAAGAAGCCCTGCGGTATGCTCAACACATTGCTGAGGAGAACAAAAAGCTCAAGGGCACTGTCTCCAAAAACCAAGAAGCGATGCTGGAATCGGCCAAGAAAATGGCTACCGAGGAGCATGAAAAGGCCAGAGAGCAGTACAAAAAGGCGTATGAATCTGGTGAAGCAAATGCTGTAGTCGAGGCCCAAGAGGCACTGACTGCTGCAAAAATGAAAGTTGAGCGAGTAAACAACCTCAAACTTCCTGCTTTACAAGAAGACAGTTATGATGTACAAACTCAAACAAACGCCCCAGCACAGTCTGTTGATGACCGCGCCGTAACTTGGCAAGCCAAGAATAAATGGTTCGGAGAAGACGATGAGATGACCAGTTTTGCGCTGGGGTTGCACCAAAAACTGGTCAAACAGGGCGTCAACCCGCGATCTGACGACTACTACGAGAAGATCAACTCTCGTATGCGCCAAGTGTTCCCAGAATCCTTCGAGGATGCTGACGAAGACGAGGCAGTGGCTGAAGAACCTCGCCGCAGGGCAACGGTCGTAGCATCTGCTACTCGCAGTACATCCCCTAAAAAGGTCACGCTGACGAAGACGCAAGTAGCTCTGGCCAAGAGGATGGGAGTGCCGCTGGAAGAATACGCCAAACAGGTTGCTATAGAATTGAGGAAACAAAATGGCTGAAAATAGATTAAATCGTGAACTGGATACCCGTGAAAAAACGGCCCGCAAGAAATCGTGGACTCGTCCCGAGACCTTGCCAACTCCTTTTAAGGAAGACGGCTATGAATTTCATTGGGTTCGCATCAGCACTCGCGGCGAATCAGACGCCATGAACGTGTCCTTGAAACTACAAGAAGGTTGGGAGCCAGTTAAAGCCGCGGAACACCCCGAGATTTTTGTTGGGCGCATCGAAGATGAACGCTTCAAAGAAAATATCGTAATTGGTGGACTGCTACTTTGCAAAACCCCCGTCGAAATAGTTGATGAGCGTAACGCATGGTTTCAAAACCAAGCAACGAATCAGATGCATTCCGTCGATAACAATCTCATGCGCGAAAATGATCCTCGGATGCCGCTCTACAACGACCGGAAGACGAGTGTTAGTTTCGGTAAAGGTGTTTAATTTTTTGGAGTATCACTATGTCTTATCCAACCGTGTCATCGCCCTATGGCCTTGCACCGGTCAATTTGATCGGTGGGCAAGTTTTTTCGGGTTCTACCCGCGATCTTCCCATTCAGTACGGCTACGCAACGAGCATCTACTACGGTGATTTCGTTAAAGTATCCCCCTATGCCAGCGGCACTAACCCCGGGGGTTTTATTACCCGTGCGACGGTTACCACTGGTACAACCAACAACCAAGTGACCGGCGTGTTCTTGGGCTGTTCTTACACTAACCCTCTGACCAAGCAGAAGCAATGGAGCCAATACTGGCCCGGCGGCACTCTGGCTGGTGATGCAGTGGCTATTGTTTGTGACGATCCAGACACCGTGTTCAAAGCTGTGGTTTGCTCTTCGGGCACAACCCTCGCTTCGGGCGCTCGCGGTATGCTTGGCGCTAACTTGTCAATGGTTGATAACAGCGCCGGTAACCCCGCCTCTGGTAACTCCACCAATGCCGTGTTGGCTCCTACAGCTACCCCCGTCACTACGATCCTTCCAGTTCGTTGCGTCGGCTTGGTTCCTGACACTGCATTCAGCTTTAGCGCGGTTGCTACTTCGGCTTCTAGCTCCACCACCATCAACGCCGTGACTCCTGCTGCTTTGCCAGTTGGTACTAGCGTTGCGTACGTAGCGGCAAACGGCCAAATCATTGAGACTGGTATGTTCTTGACTTCTTCTGCTACCGCTGGTTCAGCTACGCAGACCGTTAACGCCCAGCCCGTGATTTTGGGCGCTAACGCCAATATCCCGAGTGGTGCAATCATCGTGTACACAGTTTACCCAGAGATTCTGGTCAAAATGAACTTGTTTGTACATGGGTACTATAGCTCTACCGCTGTTTAAGGAGTAACTTACCATGGCAATTTCACGCGCACAACTACTTAAAGAACTGCTCCCCGGACTGAACGCTTTGTTTGGTTTGGAGTACAAACGGTACGGCGAAGAGCACAAGGAAATCTACGAAACCGAAACCTCGGAGCGTAGCTTTGAAGAAGAAACCAAGCTGTCTGGTTTCTCTGCTGCACCTGTCAAGAACGAAGGTTCAGCATTGCGATACGATAACGCCCAAGAAGCATGGACTGCACGTTACGTGCACGAAACCATTGCGATGGGCTTCTCGTTGACCGAAGAAGCTATCGAAGATAACTTGTACGACTCGCTGTCTGCACGCTACGTCAAAGCTCTGGCTCGCGCTATGGCTTACACCAAGCAAGTCAAGGCCGCGTCTGTTTTGAACAACGGCTTTAACGGCAGCGTCACTTATGGTGACGGCGTACCTTTGTTCAGCACTGCTCACCCTCTGGTGAACGGCGACGTTAACAGCAACCGTCCTACTGTCGCTGCCGATTTGAACGAGACTTCCTTGGAAGCCGCCGTTATTCAAATCGCTGCTTGGACAGACGAACGTGGTCTGTTGATTGCGGCTCAGCCTAAGAAACTGATCGTGCCTCCGTCTTTGCAATTCGTTGCTACTCGTTTGCTCGAAACCAGCCTGCGTGTTGGTACAACCGACAACGACATCAACGCCTTGAAAAACAACGGCTCGATTCCTGAAGGCTATACCGTTAACCACTACCTGACGGACAACAACGCTTGGTTCCTGATGACTGACGTGCCAAACGGTTTGAAGCACTTTGTCCGTACCCCATTGCAAAATGGTATGGATGCTGACTTCGACACCGGCAACAGCCGTTACAAGTCCCGCGAGCGTTACAGCTTCGGCGTGTCTGATCCTCTGGGTGTCTTCGGTTCTCCCGGCGCTTAATATTTCTCCGGAAATATTTGAAAAGGGGCTCTTGTGGCCCCTTTTCTTTTGGTGTATATTGACACCACTCCGGGCTTTCCGGTGTATCAAACTGTCCCGGCAGACGTCATGCAAGATTGATACACCTTTAACTGCATGAAGGAAATATCATGGGACTCGCATCGCACCTCGGCCCTTGGCTGCTCGGCACTGTTAAAAATACAACCGGCACCGTTGCTGGCACTATCCGCAATATGGGCGTTACGCATTCATTCCAAGCCATGAATGTTGCTTATGGCGACACCAATGCAAACACATTCTTGGCTTGCGTCCCTGCTGGATCAACCATCCAGTCAATCGCGTTTGTTACCACAACTGCGTACACCACCACAGCACCAACATTTGCATTGTTTGTAAATGGCACTGCCATTAATACTGCTGCCGCTCCTAACGGTACAGCCGCAGGCACTACAGGTCGCGGCGGTTTTACGCTGGGCACTTCCAACCCGCTTCTAGTTGAAAACGTCGGCTCCACTGACGCGATTGTTTCGTTCACTCAGGTTAACGGCGGTGGCGGCACCGGCGCAGGAACCTTGGAAATTAGCTACATTGTCAAGAACTCTGATGGCAGCTACGTTCCAACATCTGCCTAATAGCGGGGGCTTCGGCCCCCTTCTTGTAATTTAAGGAGATGTTATGTCTGGATGGACTGTAGTAGACTCGAACACAAATAAGTCGTTGCCAATCACTGGCACGACAAACAGTGGCGCTGTTTCGCCCTATGTAACCCCCAGCCCGGGCGCTCAAGACCCCGTTGGCAAAATGCGGATGTCCACGCCTCAAGCGTTGATCGACACCGACTTTGAGTATGGCCAACAGCCAACCAAGTGGGAATCCATTGCCCTGCAAAACAACCGCCAAAGCTGCTACTACATTCCACAGCAGCCTTTGGTCATTTCGGCTATCACGGGTGCTGGCACGACTACGGTGACCATCACAGGCACCTTTGTGGTTCCTGCTAACACGCTGATCTACATTCAGAACGCGACAGACCCCAATGCAAACGGCTGGTGGTTTACCACTGCGGGTGGCACAAACACCATGACGGTTATTACAAACGCTGTAGTGGCCGCTGGTAACCAGTTCAATGCCTCACTGACGTACGTTTATCGCGGGTTCTTCTACTCTGGTTGCGGCATCTTGCTGGCGTCCACTACAGCGTTTACCTTTTCCACCACCACCATCACTTGCACCACATCATCCGCCCACGGTTTGACAGTTGGTTCTTTGGTCTATGTGGTTGGAACCACCGCAACTACCAACGCACCTAACGGCGCTTGGGTTGTTGCCACTACCCCAACTGCCAACACATTTACTTTTATTGTGGCCGCAGCGCCAACGGGCACGATTACTAACACTGCTAACAACACCACGTTGTTTGCTCGCCCAGCAGGCTTTGTTGAGTCACGTTCGTTTGATGGTGGGGTTGCTTTCTCTGCTTCCAGATCCATCCCAAACAGCCAATTGATTCGCCAGACTCGCCGGTACTTCCGTTACCAGTCTGGTAAAGCTATTCAGTTTTCCACGGGCACTTCTATGTGCCCAGCGCTGTTCGTTACCAGCATCACTGGCTCTAGCACGACTGCTACGGTTACCACGCGATTTGCCCACAACTTGACTGTTGGTTGCGTTATTAGAGTGGGAGGTTGTACTCCCGGTAACTACAACGGTACGTATACCGTTGCTACGACCCCAACCGGCAACACGTTTACGTACACCACTACATCCACGCTGTCAATTACAACCGCCACAGGTTTCCCTATACGTGTCAGTCCAATCAACTGGTACGGCTCTTCAAACCGTGTTGGTATGTTTGACCAACAGAACGGTATGTTCTTTGAGTACGACGGCCAAACTCTGTACGCCGTGTGGCGTAATAGCGTCAACCAAATTGGTGGCACTGTAGCAGTGACAAGCGGCTCTGCCGCAGTTACTGGCACTGGTACAGCGTTCAACACCCAACTGTCGCCGGGCGACTTCATTGTGATCCGCGGCCAGTCGTACAAAGTATTGAACATTACCAGTGCAACGGCCATGGTCATCTCCCCAGAGTATCGTGGCAGTACGATTGCGGGGGCATTGGTGTCAAGAACTATTGATACCCGAGTTCCACAGTCGCAATGGGATGATCGGCTTGATGGTACTGGCCCGTCTGGGTACACGCTTGATCTGACCAAGATGCAAATGTGGTACATGGACTACTCTTGGTACGGTGCAGGCTTCATTCGTTGGGGTCTGCGTACAACTAACGGCGAAATTTCGTACTGCTACCAGCAAACCAACAACAACCAGAGGTTTGAAGCCTACTTGCGTTCGGGCAACATGGCTGCGCATTACGAGTCCAACGGTATGATGCCGTACACCACTCTTACCGCATCAATTGGTACTGGTACAACGACTACTACAACCGCAATAGTGGCCCCCACTGCGGCGACCATTCCAATTACCTCTACAACTGGCTTTGCGTCAATTGGCGGTGTGGCGCTGATTGGAACTGAAAGAGTTTTGTATTCTGGTATATCGGGCGGCGCTTTGGTTGGATGCACCCGTGGTTTTGCCAACACGAGAGCTAACAACTACGCAAGTGGTCAATCTATTGGGCCGGATTCAATTCCAGTGAACAGTACCGCCGGTTTTTCCCCTAATGGTTCGCTCCGAATTGTGCCGTCATCGGTTACAGGTGTTATCGAATATGTGACGTACACAGGCAGAACCGGCAATCTGTTTTTCGGGTTGACTCGTGGTGCAACCGGCGGCGGCGCGGCTACTGCTGTGACATTCTCTGCCACTGCTCTTTGCATGATCGAGTATGCCAGCCCGGATACCGCGGCCTCTGTTTCGCACTGGGGCTCTTCGGTGATCATGGACGGGCGTTACGATGATGACAAGTCTTTGATTTTCAACTTCGGTACGACCACTGCGATTACCACAACTAGCACAACCCCGATTGTGATTTTGGCTTTGCGTATTGCACCATCTGTTGACAACGGAACAATTGGCACACTGGGCGCTAAAGAGATCATCAACCGTTCGCAGTTGCAGTTGGACTCGCTTGGCCTGTACACAACCGGCACTGGGTATTTGATCAACTTGGTGCTCAACGGCTTCGCCTCGGGCGCGATGTCTGGCAGCTTTATTCCTCCAATTCAGCAGGCCAACGGCATCACCTCCTCGCTGGCGCAAGTTGCGATTAACACCAACGCAGTCACGGTAACGGGCGGCGAGTCGGTGTACGCTGCTTACTCAAGCGATACGGGCAACACGACCATTGATCTAAGCGAGGTGCGTGACTTGGGTAATTCGATCTTGGGTGGCGGCACCAGCAACACGGTGCCCACTTCTCAGGCTGGCTTCTACCCAGATGGCCCTGACATTTTGTACATTGTGGCCACCCCACTTTCAAGTACAAGTTCGACAATTCAGGCTCGTTTGAACTGGAAAGAGGCGCAGGCTTAATATGGCTAAGAAAACCCCCTCCCTTGCAATCGGTCGTGGTGAAAAGCTGCCTGCTTCCAAGGGGGCGGGTTTAACCGCCAAAGGCCGCGCTAAGTACAACGCTGCGACCGGTAGCAACCTCAAAGCCCCCCAGCCCCAAGGCGGCAAGCGTAAGGACTCGTTCTGCGCACGCATGAGCGGTATGCCGGGCCCAATGAAAGACGAGAAGGGCAAGCCCACCCGCAAGGCGGCTTCCCTCGCAAGGTGGAAGTGCTGACATGGAAATGATGCTCTGGAACGTAGCCCTTAGCGCAATTGTTGCGCTCATGGGCTTTTTACTCAAGGGTAAGTTCAACGAGTTGGATCGGTTGAGCATTTTGCTTAACCGTACTCGTGAAGAAGTTGCTCGTGACCACATTACCCGTACGGAATTTCGTGCAGACATGCAGCAATTGCTTGACAGGTTTGACCGTATTGAACGGAAGATCGACAATCTGAAAGGGGCTAAATATGAAACATGAAGATGTCAAGATGGACAAAGCCATGATGCAGAAGGCCGTGAACAAACACGAAGGCCGTTTGCACAAAGGCAAGCCTATGACCAAGTTGGCCAAGGGTGGCAGTGTCACTCGCGGTGATGGTTGTGTGGCCAAGGGTCATACCAAGGGCAAGATGATTGCCATGGCTGGCGGCGGTAAATGTTAAGGAGTCAACATGAAAAAACGTAAATTTAACGACGGTGGTATCTTCCGCGAGGGCATGCAAGTGCCCCAAGACATCGACGGTGGCTCGGCTCCAAAGCCCCCGATGAAACGGCCTATGCCCAAGAAGCCCATGCCCAAGAAGCCCATGATGCCTATGGCTCCCAAACCTCGTGGCGTGCCCCCTGACGAATCTATGATGCCCGGTATGAAGAAAGGCGGTTCCGTGGGTTCTGCCTCTAAGCGTGCTGACGGCATTGCTACAAAGGGCAAAACCAAGGGCGCTCAAATCAAGATGGCTGGCGGCGGGAAGTGCTGATATGAAAGCCAGTCGCGGCATGGGCGCTATCAACCCAGACAAAATGCCCAAAGCCAAGGTGAAAAAGCGCCGTGACAACACGGACTTCACCGAGTACGCCGCGGGTGGAAAAGTTGGCCTGTACGCCAACATCAACGCAAAACGTGCTCGTGGGGCTAAAATGCGCAAACCCGGGCAAAAAGGTGCGCCTACCGCGCAGGCATTTATTGACTCTGCAAAAACCGCAAAGAAATAATCATGAACCTCATTACTATCCTGTCATGCGCCAAAATGGCCGCAGCCACTCAAATGACTGCATTGGGGCATATTGACCCCGAAGTTCAACTTTTGATTGATGAAGTCACGTATCTTTTGGCCCCCGATCCAGTGGTTCAAATGCCCGCCGAAGAGCCTGCTCCGGTAGTTGAAGAGCCTGCTCCGGTAGTTGAAGAGCCTGCTCCGGTAGTTGAAGAGCCTGCTCCGGTAGTTGAAGATACCCCCACAGTGGAGTAAACCATGACCACCACCGGCACCTACGCTTTTAACCTTGACTTCACGGAGATTGCCGAGGAAGCATGGGAGCGTGCGGGTCGGGAAATGCGTTCGGGTTATGACTTGCGCACTGCGCGTCGGTCAATGAACCTGATGACCATCGAGTGGCAAAACCGTGGTATCAACATGTGGACAATCGACGAGGGGTATGTCAACCTCGTACAGGGCGTCAACACATACGATCTCCCTGCGGACACCATTGACTTGTTAGAGCACGTGATTCGCACGGGCGCGGGTAATGTGTCTACGCAGGCTGACCTCTCAATCACGCGAATCAGCGTGTCCACGTACGCTACGATCCCAAACAAGTTACAGCAGGCACGTCCTATCCAAGTTTGGATTCAGCGACTTGAGGATAACCCCAAGATCACTGTCTGGCCAACCCCTGACCAAGGCACTGTAGAGAACCCATACTACGTGTTTAGGTACTGGCGCATGCGCCGTATTCAGGATGCAGGCTCTGGTGTAGAAACCCCTGATGTCAGCTTCCGCTTTTTACCCGCATTGACAGCCGGTTTGGCGTATCACATTTCCATGAAAGTGCCTGAACTGTCTCAGCGTATCCCGATGCTTAAAGCCGCGTACGACGAGCAGTTTGACTTGGCAGCCGGTGAGGATCGAGAAAAGGCAGCAATTCGGTTTGTACCGCGTCGCTCCTATATTGGGGGTGGCTGATGGGAAACCGTTTTGCCTCCGGCAAGATTGCGATTGCAATCTGCGACCGTTGTGGATTTCGATTTCGCCTGCGCGATTTGCGCACGCTAATCGTCAAAACGAAGCAGGTCAATATATTGGTCTGTCGTGAATGTTGGGAACCAGATCAACCGCAACTGCAACTGGGTATGTACCCTGTGGATGACCCGCAAGCGCTACGGAACCCACGGAATGACAATACGTACTACCAGTCGGGCACAACCACGACGGGTTCTATTGGTAGCGGCAGTCGAGACATCCAATGGGGCTGGAACCCTGTAGGGATGGCGGTAGGGTTTGATGCAGCGTTGACTCCAAATAATTTGGTGGCAACAACATTTGTTGGTACAGTAACGGTATCCGTTTCATAGGAGTTAATCATGGCATTCACACGAGCAGCAGACGGCGTTGCCCAAAAAGGCAAGACCAAGGGCAAAAATCTTGGCGACAGCGGCCCCACAATTGGCGTTCAACATGGTGGCAAGGGTAAAAAAGGCGGCAAGACCGATGCCGATATGAAATCAATGGGTCGTGGTCTGGCCAAAGTTGCCAACCAGAAACGGGGCTAAACATGGCTACATTTAGCAAGAAAATGATGGGTAAAGAAGTTGGCCCCGCCAGCACTTACGCCAAACCCCACACTATGAGTGGTAAGTCTTCTACCGTGGTCGAGAACCCCGGTTCCGGGCCTAACCATAGCAAACTTGATTCGGTTGATGCAACCATTGGCAGAATAAGCAAGTCTGCGGGTAACGAACCCACAAAAACTAGCGGCATCAAGATGCGCGGCACCGGTGCAGCTACTAAGGGCACCATGTCCCGAGGCCCAATGGCATGACATACACTGAACTTGTCACGATGGTGAGTAACTACTGTGAGAACTCGTTTCCCACAGATGATATGAACACGTTTATCAAGCAGGCTGAACAGCGTATATACAACACTGTTCAAATTGCCAATTTGCGTAAAAACGTGATAGGTAATCTTAGCGCAAACAACCCTTACTTGTCTTGCCCTGATGATTTTTTGTCGGTGTACTCATTGGCGATCTACCCAACGGGCGGTGGTGGTGAATATTTGTACCTGCTCAATAAGGATGTGAACTTCATACGTGAAGCCTATCCAAATCCCGCAACGACGGGCAAGCCAAAACACTACGCTATCTTTGGCCCGCAATACACGAATACCACAGAACTGTCTTTGATTATTGGCCCAACACCCAATGCTGCGTATGGCGCGGAACTGCACTATTACTACTATCCAGAGTCTATTGTGGTCGCTGGCAACACTTGGCTGGGTGACAACTTTGATTCAGCGCTGCTGTACGGTACGATGTGTGAAGCCGTCACGTACATGAAGGGTGAAGCCGATATGGTGCAACTGTACCAGACGATGTATGTACAGGCGCTTGGGCTGCTCAAGAACTTGGGCGATGGCAAACAGCGTATGGATGCGTACCGCGATGGTCAAGTTAGGATACCCGTCTCATGAGCATCGTACAGACCCAAACCACCAGCTTCAAAAAAGAGTTGTATCAGGGTATCCACGACTTGTCTACCGACACGATCAAAATTGCCCTGTACACATCTTTTGCCGAGTTAAACGCAGATACCACGGCGTACTCCAGCGCTAATGAAGTTGTAGCGGCAGGCTATACAGCCGGGGGTCAAGTAATGACCGGCGTTACGATCAACAGTTCCGGCTCAGTGGCATACGCCAACTGGGATAATGTAAGTTGGAGCGCACGCTTGACAGCGCGTTGCGCCTTGATTTATAACGTAACCCAAGGCAACAAGTCGGTTGCTGTGCTGGATTTTGGCGCGGACAAAACCTCCGCAACTACGTTCCTTGTTACAATGCCCGCCAACACTTCAACGGCGGCGTTGATTCGTTCTTCAAACTGAAAGGTTAATCATGACTGATAACATCGCTCGCGCTACAGGCCGTTTTAAAATTGATTGCTACGACTACCAAGGCGTCCTGAAATGGAGCGCTGAAGAAAGCAACTTGGTGGTGAACGTTGGCCTGCAACAGATGGCTGGCTCCACTTTGGCTGGCGTAGCCCAAATCACCACTTGGTACGTCGGTTTGTACGGTGCCGGTGCAAGTAACACCCCCGCCGCTGGCGACACCATGGCTTCGCACGCTGGCTGGGTAGAGATCGTACCTTACTCCAACGCTACCCGCGTTACGGCAACTTTCCCTTCCGCTACCGCTGCAAACCCATCCGTTGTGACCAACTCGGCTTCCCCTGCCGTGTTCAACATCAACGCATCCGCTACCGTTGGTGGCGCGTTCTTGACCAGCAACAACACCAAGAGCGGCACCACTGGTGTCTTGTTCTCCGCCGCTGACTTTACGTCTGGCGACCGTAGCGTTATCACCGGCGATATTTTGAACGTGACTTACACGCTCAGCTTGGCCGGTTAATTTTTATGGTCAAGATTGACTTTTCGTTCGACACGCAGTTCGGGAAGTTTTCTGACGCACTGCATTTGCCAGACGGGCATGGCCTCACTGATGCTGAAATTGAGGCCATGCAGAAACAACGTCGGGATAACTGGATTGCCGCAGTAACCGCCCCTGAAACTCCGCAGGAGTAAGCATGGCTAATCGCTATTGGGTTGGTGGGTCTGGAACATGGAATACCACCAGCACTACTAACTGGTCAACTTCGCCGGGCGGCGGTGCTGGCGCATCTGTACCTACGGCTGCGGATGATGTATTTTTTGACCAAGCAGGAACTTACACTGTTACCTGTACCGGCGCACTGACTTGCCTCGACTTGACCGTATCCGCAGGTACGGTTAGCTTTGTAAATGGCACATCCCCTACTTTTGCTATTAGCGGGTCTTTTACTTTACTTGCGGGCACAGTCTGGACAACCACCGGGGGTATAACATTTAACTCCTCAACGACTGGTCGCACTATTACAACTAATGGGGTGCCAATTAGTAGCCAAATGTCTTTTAATAACGCCACTGGCGGATGGACATTAGGTAGCGCCCTTACGCTGCCAACAGCGGGACAGCTTACAGCTTTTAGTGCTGGAGCTTTTGACACTGCGGGATATGCGCTAACACTAACGACATTTTTTTCAGGAACCACTTCAGTTCGTAGTATTAATTTACGAAGTTCTACAGTTACATGCACTGGCGTTGGTTTTTCTATAAATTCCGCAACAAATTTAACTTTTGATGCTGGAACTTCAACAATTAATTTTTCTTTTAGTAATTTTAGTTTTACATTACCAACTACAGGATTAACTTTTTATAATTTAACACGACTAGTTAGTGCTGGTACCGCCAATATATATTGTACTATTTCGTCGGGGCCGATTACTTGTAACAATTTTACTATTTCTCGACCTTCTGAATCTAACGGTTCAACTAGTGAACTAAAACTTGAACAGGATTTAACTGTAACCGGCACGCTAACTTTTGGTGCGGCTACCACCGCAAATTATAGAATAGTGGTAGCTTCCAACATTACGGGGGTGCAAAGAACTATATCCGCGGCAAATGTATCAACAATAACAGATGTTGATTTTTGCGATATTATTGCTGCTGGAGCGTCAAGTCCTTGGTCGGGTACAAACCTTGGAGATGGTACCAATAACTCAGGTATATCGTTTGCTGCGGCAAAAACAGTTTATTGGAACTCTACTGCACTTTATTGGGCGTCTACCGGCTGGGCTACATCTTCTGGCGGTGTGCCCGCAAATGCTAATTTTCCATTGGCCCAAGATACTGCCGTATTTGATAATACCGGTAGTACCCCAGCGGTTATGACAATATTTGGTGACTATTTGTTACCAACAATTAACATTCAAAGAACCAGCGCATTTCAACTTGATACCTCTGGTAGTAGCATCCTAGCTCGCGTATACGGCAATATAACATTACAGGCCGCAACTACACTTGGGCGTTCAGGTACAAATTTTACTATTGCCGCTAACGGAAAGTCTACAACAATAACCCAAAATTCAGGAACAATTTTAGGTAACATTACTGTAAATTGCGGGACGGGAACTTTTGCGCTTTCGGCAAATATAACAATAACTCCTTCTGTCGGAGCCGGAACGTTATTCGTTAACAGTGGTACGTTTTCCCTTAGCGGGTATGTATTATCCGCAGGAGGTATTAACTTTAATGGAAATTCAAACGCTGGGTATGGCACAGCAATAATAGCTTTCGGAAGTAGTTATTTAGAAGCAACTGGAGTTGGCACCATTTTTCAAGGCGCTTTTGCTGGTAAGGCTTGTACTATAACTGGCACTCCGCTAATTATTTGTACAAATTCCAGTGCAACCGCAAGGACTATTTCAACCGACGCCCCTACCGAAGCTAACAGCGTTTCGTTCCGAATTACTGCCGGAACCGGCACGCTTACATTCACGGGTTTCTGTCGTGATTTAGACTTTACCGATGGAGTAAACCCAACGGGGTTTGCGGGTACTCTTAGTAACAACGGGCTAACTGCTTACGGCAATTTTAAAGCATCTACCGGGATGACTTTCGCCGCAGGCCCTGCTGCAATGAGTTTTGCTGCTACGTCAGGCACAAAGACAATCGACACTGCTGGCGTGACACTTGACTTTCCCCTCACTTTCAATGGCGTAGGTGGCACTTTTCAACTTGTGTCTGCACTGACTTCCGGTGCTACCCGCCTCTGCACACTGACCAACGGCACATTGGATTTGAACGGTTATACGTTGACCACGGGATCATTTGGTTCAAGCAACAGCAACGTGCGAACGCTCGCTTTTGGCACAAGCAATATCGTGGTTACTGGCGTTAACACAAGTATTTTTACCGCCTCTAGTGTTACCAACTTAACGATCACAGGCGTGCCTGTGGTTGATTGCACCGGAACAACGGGAACTTCTGGCCAAACCAGAAATTTCTCTATTGGGGCGTTTAGCGAATCTCAAGCCATTAATGTAAACATTAACCCCGGCACAAGCGCAGTAGATATTTTTCGGCTTGGATTTACCTCTGGCTCATTTAAAAACGTAGTGTTTTCAAACACATTTACTGGCACGGTGCAAGTACTTAATACCATATTTATTTACGGCAATCTTAACCTTGGTGGCGTAACTGCTATTACGGGCAGTTCTGAAATAACTTTTGCCGCTACGTCAGGCATCAAAACCATCAGAACAAATGGGCAGACTTTTTCTACTGGCGTAACATTTAGCGGGCTTGGCGGAACGTGGGAAATGCAAGACGCCTTGGCGATTTCCGGTACACTATCATTTGCAAACGGCACGCTCAGGTTAAAAGCCGGGACTACTAACACAGTTGGCGCATTTGTAACTTCGGGTACGGTTCGTAAATATTTGGAAAGTACAGTACCCGGCACCCAAGCCACGATCAGTGATGCAAGCGGAACCAATGCGGCATCGTATTTGAGTGTGCAGGACAGTAACGCTACTGGTGGCGCAACTTGGACGGCGCTGTTTAGTTCAAACAACGTGTACGCAGGGAATAACACAGGTTGGCTGTTCAACGTCTTGTACACACGTGCGGTGATCGAAACCGCATCAGCTACTGAGACCAATGTCCCACAGCGTAGAATTAGTAGAGCCATTACGGAGACAGCAACCCAAACGGATGTCACAAACCGCGCCGCGTTTTTTACTGGTAGCATTTCCGAAGCTGCTTCTGGCACGGATTCTGTAGGTGCAACTGGTACGCTTAAAGGGGCCATCACCGAAACCGCTTCGGGGGTTGATACGCCCTCTGCCACTCGTGAGGGTGGGGTCAATATTGCTGAGCAAGCTACCAGCACTGATTTGGTGGCTTCAAAAGCGGAGTTTTATTCCAACGTTGCTGAAACCGCTACAGAGACTGACACAACCAACCGGGTGCTTATAGTCTCTACCAATATTGCGGAAACAGCCACCGAGACTGATTCCGTAGTGCCGAGTCTGCGTATGACCCGCGCTATTGCAGAAACATCCACTGGCACTGATTCCGTGGTTCCCAGCTTGCGAATTAACCGTTCTATCACTGAGACCGCAACTGGCACCCAGACAAACAACGTGCAGATGTCTGCGGCGGCAACCATAGCCGAAACGTCAACTGGAACCGACATCGTAGATCGGGGTCTTTTTGTTACCGGCAACATTGCAGAGACCGCTACGCAAACAGATTCGATTACTCCGCAGTATAGGTTTGCTGGCCCAATCTCGGAGACAACCTCCGTGACGTTAGTGCAAAGCTCAGGTTTTAATCTGGTTGCATTTGTTGCGGAAACCAGCACTGGAACGGACACAATTGGCCCCAGCCTTAGCATCAGCCGGGCTATTTCGGAAACCGCCACTCAAACCGACACAGTTGTTCCAAGTCTGCGTATGACCCGCGCAGTTACTGAGACCGCGACCGGGACGGATGCCGTAGTCCCCAGTCTGCGTATGACCCGCGCAGTTACTGAGACCGCGACCGCGACACAAACAAACACGGGCTTGTACACTGCGGCTCCGACTGTAACTGAGACTACCTTGGCTTCGGATTCTAACAACGGCGTGCGTACAACTGCGACAAGTGTTACCGAAACAACCGATGTCACGGATAGCCCTGAAAGTAATTTCTTGTGGACGCGAATTGATGATTCGCAAGACCCAAATTGGATTCCTGTAAATAATTCGTAAGGTGCATCATGGCAACAGCATATACAACACTTCTTGGTTTGGCCCTCCCCGTAACTGGTGAGCTTTCTGGCTCGTGGGGTAACATGGTGGACAATGCTATAACGTCCCCGCTCGATGTGGCCATCGCTGGAACCCAGTCAATGACTGGAGACTCAAACGTTACTTTGACGGTAACCAACGGTAGTGACACGGTTACGAACCTTGCCCAAGTTGGGGCAGGTACAACGGGTTCTGCGCAATACGCCGTGTTACTGTGCACCGGTGCACGCACGGCGATTCGTACTATTACCGCTCCTGCACAATCCAAGATTTACACAATTATCAACGCTACTACTGGCGGGTTTGCAGTAAAGCTGGTGGGTGCTGGGCCTACAACTGGACTGACTATTCCCAACGGAGCTACGGCAGTAGTGGCATGGAACGGTTCTGACTTTATTGAAGTCGGTGCTTCAAGTGTGGGTAACCAAACCATCAACGGCAACTTGTCGGTTATAGGAACATCGTCGTTTACTGGCGCAACAACGTTTACAGCGCAGCCTACGTTATCAACCCTAACCGCCAGCCAAGCAGTTTTTACGAACGCCTCAAAAGGTCTGGTAAGTAACGCTATTACAGGTACTGGCAGCGTGGTGATGTCGGCTTCGCCGACACTGACAGGAACTGTGGGTGGCGCTAGTTTAACTTTGAGTTCACTGACTACTGGCCGTGTAACCTATGCTGGCACAAGTGGTTTGTTGCAAGACTCTGCCAACCTAACATTTAACGGCACGCTGCTGACCGCCAACGCGCTGACTGTAACTAACGCTGTTACTGTGTCTAACGGCACGGTCAACGGGCTGGCGTATTTGAACGCCTCCAAGATTCTTACAGCCGGTACGGCAATTGTGTTTGATGGCCAAAACTTGGGTGTTGGCGCAACATCTTTTGGAACCTCGGCCAACAGAGTTTTGGGGTTGGGCAACGCCACCGTGCCGACTACTTCCCCTGTAGGTATGGGCCAGATTTACGTTGAAGCTGGAGCTTTGAAATATCGCGGCTCTTCGGGTACAGTAACAACAGTTGCACCGGCTTAAACTATGAACATCAACCTTACCCTTTCCGTACAGTCTGTTGAACTCATTTTGGCGGCGCTTGGAAAAGCCCCGTATGAGCAAGTCGCAGACTTGATTCAATCAATCAAAGAACAAGCAATTCCGCAGGTTTCTACACCTGCCGCACAACCGGAAGCCACTACTGCGGAGTAAGACATGAATTGGTCAGATGCACTCAAGGCGGTTATACCCATAGTGGTCATGTCTTTGGCGTGGTTGCTGGGGCAGGTCAACTCGTTTTCTGAACGCCTGACCAAGATTGAAGGGCAGATGCCTGCGTTGATCACCAAAGAAGGTGTGCCCACTGACAGCCCCGTTTCCGCCGAACGCCGTGCCATTATGAAAGAGCAGTTGATGACGCACATCAACGAGTTGCAAGTCAAAGTTCGGCTTCTTGAAGAACGCAAAAAAATGGTGAAAAAATGATTCCAGCACTCCTCGCACCTCTGCTGTCCCAAGGACTCAGCCTCATCGGTAACGCCGTGATGGCCAAGGGCAAAGACTGGGTTGAAGAAAAAACTGGTGTCAAACTCGACGGCCCGCTGTCCGACGCTGACGCTATGAAGCTCAAGCAATACGAGATGGATCACGAGGAAGAACTCCTGCGCTTGCGCATTGAGGAGAAGCGCCTTGGCATCGAAGAAATCCAAGCGTTTACCGCCGCTGCGCAGAACGAGAACAACAACGTCTCAGATCGCTGGAAAGCAGACATGTCGTCTGACTCTCAACTGTCTAAAAATATTCGCCCCATGAGTCTGATTTTTATCTTGGTGGCGTATTCCACGTTCGCTATGATGTCAGCCTTTGGCTACAACGCCAACGAATCCTATGTGTCCTTGCTTGGACAATGGGGCATGCTAATCATGGGTGCGTACTTCGGTGGCCGTACCATCGAAAAACTTGCTGAGATGAAAGGGAAAAGAGAATGAGCCTTGTCACCGCCCAAGCCGCTTTTCTCCTCGACATGTGCAAGCTGGTGCAGTTTGCCACTGAGCAGGGCTTCACACTCACCGCTGGTGAACTGTATCGCACGCCCGAGCAACAAGAGATTTACATGAAGACTGGCCGTAGCCAGACCATGGACTCACTGCACTTGAAGCGCCTTGCGGTAGACTTCAACATCTTCAAAGACGGCAAACTCGTGGGTAGTAAGGCTGTCCTTGCCCCGCTGGGTGCTTATTGGGAATCACTCCACCCCTTGAACTCTTGGGGTGGCAACGGCAAAAAATTGGTGGACTGCCCGCACTTTAGCCGTGGGGCAACGAAGCCTGAATGGGCGCGGGTGACCTGATATGCCACTAAAAAAACTAGTACAAAAACCCGGTGTAAACCGAGAAAACACGCGGTACACAAACGAGAATGGGTACTACGAATCCGAAAAAATCCGGTTTCGTCAAGGCACTCCTGAAAAGATTGGTGGGTGGGCTCGCATTTCTCCGGCTGTGTTTCAGGGTATCTGTCGGTCGTTGTGGAACTGGGTGACGTTGGCTGGTCAGAACTTATTGGGTGTCGGTACAAACTTGAAGTTCTATATTGAGAACGGCGGCACGTACAACGACATCACCCCACTGCGTAAAACCATTACGCTGGGTGCAAACCCGTTCCAAACCTTTAACACGTTGCGGACTGTCACCGTCACCGACTCGACTGGTGGTTGGGCCAACGGCGATTTTGTAACTTTCAGTGGGGCTACGGCTGTTGGGGGTTTGACGCTCAACGGCGAGTATCAGATTAGCAGCATTGGTACAAGCACTACAACGTACCAGATCACCGCAGCTTCAGCAGCTACGTCCAGCGCAACTGGCGGTGGCGCAGCAGTTGTTGCCGCGTACCAGATCAACACTGGCCCTGCGACTGAGGTTCCGGTTACTGGCTGGGGTGCAAGTTCTTGGGGCTCTGGCACATGGGGTAACGGCGCGTCGGCAACCGAAGTCATGCGTATCTGGAGCCAAAGTAACTTTGGCCAGAACCTGATCTTTGGCCCCAACGGGGGTGGTATCTATCTTTGGGATGCGGCAACCTCTATCACAACCCGGGGCGTTTTAATTTCCAGCCTTGGGGGCACAGTAACGTTTACCAACGCAAGCCCAACCGTGGTCACCGCAACCACCACCTTTGCCCCGGGAACCCCTGTGCAGTTTGCTGCAACCGGCTCGTTACCGACAGGCGTTTCTGCGGCCACAACGTACTACGTAACAAGCCCGAGTGGGTTGACATTCAATATTGCCAACAGCGCGGGCGCATTGATTAACACTACTTCTACTGGTAGTGGGGTTTCTATCTCGTTGCTGGGGGACGTACCGGTCGTCCAAAACCTGATCTTGGTATCGGACGCTTCGCGGTTTACGTTTGCGTTTGGTTGTAACGACTACGGCAGCACAATCCAAAACCCAATGTTGATCCGTTGGTCTGACCAAGAAGACTACTTAAATTGGACGCCCAATGCCACCAACCAAGCGGGCAGTTTGTTGCTGTCGCATGGGTCTGAAATTGTTTCAGTTTTGCAATCACGGCAAGAACTCTTGGTGTGGACAGACTCATCGTTGTATTCCTTGCAATACGCAGGGCCACCAATAGTCTGGGGTTCACAACTGATTGGTGACAACTTATCCATTGCGGGGTCAAAGGCGTCTACTTTGGCTTCGGGGGTAACCTACTGGATGGGTAAAGACAAGTTCTATAAGTACGATGGTCGCGTGCAGACTCTCCGGTGCGACTTGCGCCAATATGTTTACAACAACATCAACTTATCACAAACCGCGCAAATTGTTACCGCGACCAACGAAGGTTTTAACGAGGTATGGTTTTTCTATTGCTCGGCTAACTCTACAGCAATTGACAGGTATGTCACGTATAACTACACAGAAGATGTTTGGGCGTACGGTACATTAGGCCGAACCGCGTGGCTGGATTCTGGTTTGCGTAATTATCCCGTTGCGGCTACATACAGCTACAACATCGTAAACCACGAGTTTGGTGTTGACGATAGTGAGACCGCAACTACGTTACCAATCTACGCCAAAATATCTACAACCGAATTTGATATTGACGATGGTGATCATTTTGGGTTCGTGCGTCGTATCCTGCCTGACTTGACGTTTTCTGGTTCGACTGCGGCCAACCCACAAGTGACGCTGACGCTGACCCCCATGCAAAACTCTGGCTCTGGGTTCAACAACCCACAGTCTGTTGGTGGAAATAGCGATGCCTTGATTACTCGTTCGGCCACTGTGCCAATCGAAGCGTTCACAGGACAAGTATTTGTTCGGGTGCGTGGACGGCAGATGATTCTTACAATGGAATCTAACCAGCTTGGTTGCACATGGCAGATGGGTTCACATCGACTCGACATCCGCCAAGACGGTAAAAGGGGTAACTCATGAGCTTATTTACTACGGCCACCCCACCGCGACTACCTTCTGCGCCGCAGGATTACAGCGAGCTTTACATGTCTCTT